AGGTATTGTTGGTTTCGCCTCTAAAGGACCTACCAACAAAGCTACCCTGATTACCGATCAGAACAAGTTGATCAGAACCTTTGGTGAGCCTAGTGAGGATATCGTAGGTCAGGCTCTTGAGGGTGGTCTTGAAATTCTAGAAACAACGAACTCTCTCTACTTTGTTCGAGCCGCTAACGAGTCTGCTGCTGATGCCTCCGCTACAATGTCTGTAGGCACCTGTCCTGCTTTTATTGTTTCAGGTCCTGCTGCGGGCGTTGATGCAGCAGACTGCTTCGGAGGAACAGGCGCTGGAGCTAGTGCGCTTACTCTTAGAATTCAAGCACACGACAATGAAGGAACCCCGCAGTTCACAAACAACGGAGGAGCAGGTAAGGATTTCGTCATTCCAACAGGGACCGCTGCTTCACAGTCCGCTGCTTTAAGGAGTATTGTTGGTGGGGCTCTGGATGCTGATAAGGTTGGCGTCTTCGACGATGATGCCATAGGAACGGGCAGCCTGGGTCTATCTGGAGCAGTTGTTGGCGGCTTCGCGGGATCGGGAGCTTATCTTTCTGTATCTGCCGCTTCGGGTACTTCTTTCTCTGAGGGTGCTGGGGTTTCTGCGCTAAGGGCAGTGTTCGCTCCGAGCGCGGGTGGATCAGACTTTGGGGTGACTGGCCTTTATGCATCTGCCATAAAGGTTTACGGACAAACTTTCGAGAAGACTGGAACTAACTCTTGTGCTTACAGTGTCGAAAGTCTTTTCCCTGGAACGGGGTACAATGGAGGTGTCAAAACGAATGGAGACACCAGTGGTAACTCCATAACTGTCGGTGGCTTAGGGTCTCAAAACTTTAGTGTTGTCGTCAATCAAGATGGTGTTGCTGAAGAAACATTCAAAGGCAGTTTTGTTGGGTCTGGTGTATTCCTTGAGAATGTCATTAACACTGGAGAAACTAACCCAACCTCCGAGATAATCAAAGGCAACCTTGTTAAGGATGATACAGACGCTACAGTATCTGAGCTTGCTAGATTCACAGGAACAGCCCAGACACTCTTCGGAGCGCCTACGTTTAATACCACTACAAAACTTCTCCTTGCTGGGCCTACAGAACCTGATGGTGTGGGAGATCCTAGTGTTGAGACTAGAACCTCAACTGAAGGAGGTAGATTCGTAAAGCTTGTACAGTCTGCTGCAACTAACCTTGCTGGAGGAACTAACGGAGACGACTCCGACCAAACAACTTCTCTCATAGGTGATGCCACAGAGGATCCCAAGACGGGTATGCAAGCTCTTGACGACCCGCTTCTTAACATCGGAATAGCTTTAGTTCCTGGAGTGTACACGCAAGCTGTACAGACTGCCTTAATTACTCTCGCTGAGACTACACAAAACTTCTTGGCGCTAGTTGCACCTCCTCTTGCTATCGGCACAGTTCAAAATGCTATCGACTGGAGTAACGGAAAGTCCTCTAGCACGGCAGGTTCCAGAACTGCTGCGATCAACAGTTCCTATGCTGCCATCTACTGGCCTCATGTCAAGATTTTCTCTACCTTCGACGGTAAGGATCGTTTCCTAGATCCTACTATCTTTGCGGCTCGTCAGATGGCCTACACCGATGCGGTTGCCGATAGCTGGTTTGCTCCTGCTGGTTTCCGTAGAGGTCGCCTCACTAAGCCCTCAGAGACTGAGGTTAAGCTCAACCAAGGCGATAGAGACAGCCTGTACAGCGGAGGTAACGTAATCAACCCCATCGTTAACTTCCCGCAGCAGGGTATCACTATCTTTGGTCAAAGAACTACTCAAAGAAACCCAACGGCACTCGACCGTATCAATGTCCGCAGACTCATGATCTACATTCGTAAGATCATCCTTCTCTCTACGCAGAGATTTGTCTTCGAGCCTAACGACGAGTTTACTTGGGCGCAGATTGAGGGAGTTCTCAACCCCTTCCTTGATGACATCCGCAGAAGGCGGGGCATCACTGAGTTCCGTGTCGTATGTGACGAGACAGTGAACACTCCAATCAGAGTTGATCGTAACGAACTCTGGACTAAGGTTCTTGTTAAGCCTACCAAGACTGCTGAGATCCTCATCTTTGAAATTAACCTGACGAACCAGTCGGCTCAGTTAGGAAACCTATAAGGAGATAACTAATGGCAACATCTTACTATAAGGAAAAGTACGGAAGAAATTTCACCCCAGGTCAGGGTCTTCCTACCGTGTCCACTGATCTAGATTCCGTCAGGACATATCAGTTCGAGATTCACTTCTTCGGACTGCCTGAGGACATCACAAACTCAACAGATCTTACCCTCGCTGCGAAGCAGGTTGGTGGTCTTTCCATGAAGAACGAAGCTATCACGATTGATCGTGTCAATGATAAGCTTCACTACCCAGGCAAGACCACTCCAGGGGACCTTACGGTTACCTTCGATAACCTTTATCTTAGAGAGACCGCTTCTGATCTGTTCCGCTTCTTCAAGCACACCTATGATCCTGTCACTGGTGAGATGACGAAGAGTGCCCAGCCTGGAGGTCAAGCAGGAGTTACGTTCAAGGCAGACAAAGTTGAAGTTGTGATGCTGGACAACACTTTAACTCCTCACTCAACCATCGAGCTTTACGGAGTGTATCCATCTTCTTGGGAAGCTTCTGAGTTTAACTACGCTCAGAGCCAGTTTCACACGCTTACGGTTACCTTCAAGTACGACTTCATGAACGTCTACAACTACTCAAACCCCTCCTGATCAAGGAAAATTAGTAGGTTTTTAGCCCCGTCCTTTACCTGTGTGGGCGGGGCTATTTTTTTCATCTATTATAAGGTATGGATTATTTCTCAGAACTACTGGAGAGCTATGGTAAGCTCAAGAAGAGGACCTATAAGCTTACATATATCACTGAGCAGGTAGGCAATCCTGAAGCGGAACTTATTAACATACTTAAAAATGCTCCCGAAGGAGATGAAGCTCCCG